TATCAGTGGTAATGACATTACAGGATGTACTCGTGGTGCAAATAGCACAACTGCTGCGGCACATAGCAGTGGTGTAGTTGTGACGCAGTTTGATGACGGAGGCGTACCCACGCACGTTGTACGAACCTTAGATAATAACTATTTATTTTACCCATACCCTACTAAATCTTATGTAGTAAAGTTTGATTACTTTACATTCCCTGCGGATATGACAGCGCACGGGGATACTACAACTATTCCTGATCGTTTTGCTACAGTTATTGTTGATGGGGCCGCTGCTTTTGTGTATCAGTATCGAGGAGAAGTACAGCAATACGGCATAAACTTTACTAGATTTGAACAGGGCATAAAAAATATGCAAACTCTGTTAATTAATAAATATGAATATATTAGATCTACATATATGCCTAATAATGCAAGAGGTGGTTTTAGCTCCTCTTTAAGAGTAAACTAAATGCCCGATAATTCCCAAGTTTCACCAGCCTCCTTTACCTGTGAGGGTGGTTTAGTTTTGAATCGTTCTACGTTTCAGATGGAGCCTGGGCAAGCGTTAGTTTTAGAAAACTTTGAGCCTGACATTGAGGGTGGATACAGAAGAATAAATGGCTTTCGTAAATACGTTAATGTAATTGTACCACAAACTTCTAGTGCAAACGAAAACGTAATAGGACTGGCTAACTTTAATAACGTAGTTATAGCGTGTAGAGGGGAAAAGATATGGTATGCTGCTTCTACTGAGTTAGCTATAGCTATTGCTCGAACAGATACAATGTCTGGCTCTGGTGTAATTAAAGTAGATAGTGCTGCTGGTTTTCCTACAAGTGGTACTTTAACACTTGTTGGGGCTACAACTGAAGATGGTAGTACGGGTGTTACTGAAACATTTGATTACACAGGAGTTAGCCTAACAGCATCCCCAAATGAATTTACTGGTGTCACACGATCTGGTAATAGCCAAAGTACACTAGGTAAACACTTAGCTAATGTAACAGTTTCTCCTGCGTGGACAGAAATAGATACAGGAAGAACAGGGGCAGTAAAGTATAGAACCGAAAGGTTTAACTATGATGGTAATGAAAAAATTGTTTTTGTAGACGGTGTTAACGCACCTGTAGTTTTTAATACTTCCTTTAGTGCTACTGATGTGACTACTACTGCAGTTGTAGGTTCTAAGTTTGTTGCTTCTTTTAAGTCTCATATGTTCTACGCAGGTAAATCTACTACACCAGAAGAGTTAATATTTAGTAAGCCTTTTGATGAAGATGATTTTACTTCTGCTGATGGGGCTGGTAGTATTAGAGTAGACGATACTATTACAGGAATAAAAGTATTCCGTGACACATTGTTTGTATTCTGTGAGAATAGGATATTTAAACTAACAGGAAACACTTCTAGTGATTTTCAAATGATTCCTGTTACTAGAAATATTGGTTGCCTTAATGGTGATACAATACAAGAATTTGCAGGAGACTTAATTTTTCTTGCAGCAGATGGGCTTAGAACTGTTGCTGCTACTGCAAGGATTGGGGATACGGAGCTAGGTACAATAAGTCGTAACGTGCAGAGTCTTTTTGATACAAACATTATTAACTCTTCTTTATTTGAAAGTGTTGTTATAGCTGACAAGACACAGTATAGAATTTTCTTTACAAAAGATGGGCAAGCCGATAGTATTACAAGATGCGTTGTGTGTGTTAAAAAAGCACAAGGTTATGAGTTTTCAGAGATACGAGGATTTAAACCTATTGTTACAGATACACTTGTAAGAGCAGGAGATGTATTAGTATTACATGGGGATTCCGCAGGTTTTGTACACAGACAAGAAAAAGGTGATACCTTAGATGGCACACCTATACTAGGAAGATATAGAAGCCCAGATTTAAGTTTCGGAGATAGTGGCATACGTAAACATATGCACAGAGTTATTATGAACTTTAAACCTGAGTCATCTATTAGTGCAGACTTATTAGTAAGATATGATAATGAAAATGCAGACTCTGCTAGACCGCCAGCTTATTCAATTAGTTCAACAGACGTAGCTGCTCAGTTTGGGTCGGCTTTATTTAGTACTATAAGCAGTGCAGTAAGATTTGTTTTTGGTGGGCCTTCACAGCCTCTTATAAGACAACCAGTAGAAGGTTCAGGTTTTTCTACAGTTTTAAGAATAAATGATAACGGTGAATCTAAACCCTATTCACTAAAAGGGTTTCAGTTAGAATACCAATTAGGAGCAAGACGTTAAATGGGTGCTACATACACAAGACAATCTACATTCACTGATGGCGATGTCATCGATTCGGATCTGTTTAATAATGAGTTCGACCAGCTATTAGCTGCTTTCGCCTCTAGTACAGGACACACACACGATGGTACAGCAGGTGAAGGGGGGCCTGTCACGGCCCTAGTAACTGATGGTATTACATTTGGTACAAACACTGGTGACATTACATTAACTTGGAACGGTGGTAGTGCTGATGGCGTAATTATTTGGAAAGAAGATGAAGATTACTTTGAGTTCAGTGATGATTTACTTATTGCCGCTGATGAAAAGATACAGTTTCGTGATCTGCTGACGGTCAACTAGATCTCGTAGCTGATACAGAAATACAGATAGCTGCAACTACTATAGACATTAATGGTAATGTAGATGTGTCGGGAACACTAACAGTTGCAGGTGCTGTAGACTTTGGTGATGCGGCACTTTCAAATGTAGGTGCAGTTCAACTCGACTCTATATCTGGTGACGGAGACACAAACACTAGTATTACGTTTAGTGGCTCTGACGTAATTACTGTTGCCAATGCAGGTACTAACCAAGTTACATTTAATGATGGTAGTATTGCTCCTGTAACTGACTCAGATGTAGACTTAGGCACTAACAGCTTACGTTTTAAAGATGCTTACATAGATAGTGCTACAGTTACAGGCGAAGTTGCTGCAGCTAGTTTAGATATATCAGGAAACGTAGACATTGATGGTACACTAGAAACAGATGCGTTATCTATAAATAGTACAACAGTTACAAGTACTGCTGCAGAACTCAATATATTAGATGGCGTTACCGCTAGTGCAGCAGACATAAACTTAATAGACGGCATAACTAATGGAACTGTCATAGCAAGTAAGGCTATTGTAACAGATGCAAACATCGACATTACTGGGGGTAGAAATATTACTATCAGTGGAGAGTTAGATGCTGCAACTTTAGACATATCAGGTAATGCAGATATTGATGGTACACTAGAAACAGATGCACTGTCAATAAATGGCACAGCAGTTACAAGCACTGCTGCAGAGTTAAACATTCTTGATGGTGTTACTTCTACTGCAGCAGAACTCAATATATTAGATGGCGTTACAGCTAGTGCGGCCGATATAAATCTTATAGATGGTGTTACAAACGGTACGGTTATAGCAAGTAAAGCTATTATCACAGACGCTAATAAAGATATTACTGGTGGTAGAAATATTACTATTAGCGGTGAACTAGACGCTGCTACTTTAGATATAAGCGGTGATGCGGATATAGATGGAACATTAGAAGCTGACGCAATAACAGTTAATGGTACTGCATTAGCTACAGTCATTGCAGGTACAACAGTTACAAACGCAACAAACTCAGCACACGTTCTAGTTACAGATAATGAAAGCACGAATGAAGAAAACCTAATTGCTTTTGTAGAAGGTGCAACATCAAGCACAGGCAATGTCGGTTTAGAAATGGATGGTAACTTTGCATATAATCCAAGTTCAGGAACAGTTAGTGCTACAATTTTTAAAGGTAACATTGATGCTGTAGATGGTGATTTTGATGGAACATTAGAAGCCGATGCTCTATCACTAAACGGTACAACAGTTACCAGTACCGCAGCGGAACTCAATATATTAGATGGCGTAACATCTACTGCGGCTGAACTCAATATATTAGACGGGGTAACATCTACTGCAGCGGAGTTAAACATTCTTGACGGTGTAACGTCTACAGCAGCAGAACTTAATATCCTTGATGGGGTTACAGCGACTGCGGCTGAACTTAATATACTTGACGTAGATAATACTACTTTAGGTGATCTAGCAGAGATTAGTACTGTAGCAAATGATGATGTATTTCTTGCTATTGATACTTCTGGTGGAGGACTTAAAAAACTTACTAGAAGCACTATTGTTTCTGGTCTTGCGACAAGTTCTGGTTTATCAAACGTAGTAGAAGATACTACACCTCAACTAGGTGGTAACTTAGACACTAACTCACACAACATTCTTATTGATGACGCACACTTTATTGCTGATGAAAGCGGCAATGAGCAACTTGTATTCCAAACTACAGGTAGTGCAGTAAATCAATTTGAAATGACTAACTCTGCTTCTGGTTCTGGGCCACAACTAGCGGCAACAGGAGGCGATACTAACATTGATCTTAATCTTTTAGCTAAAGCTACAGGTCATGTGACTGTTCTTGGTAACTCTAATTCAGGTGCTATACAATTTAATTGTGAAAATAATAGCCACGGACAAATAGTTATTGCACAGCCTCACTCTGCTGGTGTTACTAACACTATGCTACTTCCTGCAGGTGCTAACTCAACTTTAGTATCTTTGGTATCTACAGATACACTTACTAATAAAACTTTAACCTCTCCTAAAATTAATGAAGACGTAGCAGTGACCTCAACGGCTACAGAGTTAAATCTTCTTGACGGTGTTACAAGCACTACAGCAGAGCTTAATATCCTTGATGGCGTTACAGCTACTGCCGCTGAATTAAATGCTCTTGATGGCATTACTGCAGTCGTAGGAGAACTTAATGCTCTTGACATAGGTTCAACAGCAGTCGGTACAGCAGTAGCATCTAAGGCTGTTATACTTGATTCTAACAAAGACTATACAGGTATGCGAAACTTTACTATTACACGTGACTTAGTTGTAGGTGGTACGACTACTGTAGTAGATACAGTAACGATGAACGCTGAAAATG